AGTCTGGCACAAAACTAGGATATCCTAATTGGTTAATTGTAGCAGATAATAAGATTGCTAAGAGTGTTTATAACCTACCGATACCGACAATAGAAGAAGAACAAGACTTTTATGATGGTAAAGTAGAACCTGTAGTTAATTTAAAACGGTATTCTAAGCTATTACAGGATACAATTAAAGAATTTAATATAAAAATATGAAAAAAATATATGTACATTAATTCGTATTTAATATATAATAATCTTTTTAGTGGTAAATCTGTATGCCGCAGCAGATCATATACCACTTTACAAACCGCGGCAATTTGAAAAGGAAATATATTATGTCAATTACTGCAAAAGTATTACGTCATTTGTTAAAAGGTAACACTATTACAGCTGCTGAAATCGGTGGTAAATTCGGTTCTGCAACTCCAACAGAAGTTATCAGACAGTTACGTATGAAAGGTTATGCTGTGTATTCTAATAAAACAGAATTATGGGACGGCACACCTACGACTAAGTACCGTATTGGTACTCCATCACGAGCTATGGTAGCAGCAGCTTACCAAACAGTTGGTGGTTCAGTATTTAAATAATACAGGGCAGCGCAATGCTGCCTCCTTTATGGGCTATCCTATTTTTATTAACCTTACTAAGGGTTTAAAAACAAAAACTAACTTCATGGCTAGGATAGTCTATAAAAGAGGTAACATATGAGAAAAGAAGACATAATTCAATCACAAGACAGGAATCACAAAGGCGGACGAAAGTTTGATGGTGGTAAATTACAATATGGTTTATTACCACCATCAGCTTTAAAAGATGTTGTACAAGTACTTACATTCGGTGCAGAGAAATACGAACCTGATAACTGGAAACGAGTACCTGATGCAAATCGAAGATATTTTGACGCAGCAATGAGACACTTATGGGCATATAAAGAAGGTGAAATATATGACTCAGAAACTGGTGTATCGCACCTAGCTCATGCCGCATGCTGCATTTTATTTATGAATGAACTTGATAACGAGAGGGAAGTATGAAACTATCAAAAGAAACACTAACCATTATTAAAAACTTTGCAGGTATTAATGGTAACCTGCTTATCAAACCTGGAAATCAACTAGCAACAGTGTCTATATCTAAGACTGTATTTGGTAAAGCAACAGTTGCTGAAAGCTTTCCACATGAGTTTGGTATATATGATGTTAACGAATTCTTGGGCGCAATGAGTTTATTTGACGACCCAGACTTAGAGTTTACCGAAAAATTTGTGACAATCAAAGAAGGTAGAAACTCTATTAAATATTTTGGAGCAGCCACTCAAAACATGGTGGTACCATCGAAAGACATCGTCTTTCCAGAAGCGGATATCAACCTCTCTCTCGAAGCTTCGACCTTGGCTATGATCATGAAGACTGCTCCAATCCTTAAATCTGAGGATGTATCATTTGTAGGTAATGGATCTGAAATCAGTGTATCTGTTGTAGATAAGAAAAATGCTACAGCAAACAACTATACACATGTTATTGGATCAGACCCTAAAGACTTTAAAGTAAACCTTAAAGTTGATAACCTTAAAATGTTACCAGGTGATTACGACGTATCTATTTCATCTAAAAAGATATCACAATTTAAATCAAAAGTAATTGATCTAACTTACTATGTAGCAATTGAAGCCGACTCAGAATTTAATCTGTAATGAATGATTTATATTCACAGGTTTTAAACTGGGTCAAAGAAGACTGGAAATCTAATCCACTTCGTTGTGCGCTTGAAATCTTAGCGTGGTTCTTGAGTATCTTATGCTCATTTTGGATGATGCTTACCGTACCAGAACCACCATTCTTAATACTCTATCCATTGTTTATTACACAATGCGCTATATTTGCTTGGGCAGCTTACACACGAGGTAGTGCTGGTATGCTAGCAAATTATGCATTATTAGTTGCAATAGATATTGTAGCATTAACGAGATTGATTGTACATTAATTATAAAATAAGATATAATAATCTTATATTGAAGAGGGAACTATATTATGAATGAATACTTATGGGTTGAAAAGTATCGACCACAAACAATCAATGATTGTATACTTACAAAAGAACTAAAAGAAACATTTAAACAATTTATAAGTTCAGGCGAACTGCCTAACTTTCTTTTTGCTGGTGGACCTGGTATCGGGAAAACCACAGTCGCTAAAGCACTATGCAATGAGGTTGGTGCTGAGTATCTTTTAATCAATGGTTCAGAAGAATCAGGTATTGATACCCTTCGTACTAAGATTAAATCGTTTGCTTCAACTATCTCCCTCACCGACTCTAAAAAAGTAGTCATACTAGATGAAGCAGACTACCTCAACCCCAACTCAACCCAACCTGCATTGCGTGCTTTTATAGAAGAGTTCTCTAATAATTGTCGATTCATCTTTACTTGTAATTATAAGAATCGTATTATTGAACCACTACATTCAAGATGTTCTGTTGTAGATTTTAAAATAGAAAATAAAGATAAGCAAGAAATTGCTGCATCATTCTTTAAACGTCTAACGCATATCCTTGATACAGAAAATATTCAATATGATCCTAAACCAATTGTAGAACTTGTTACTAAACACTTACCTGATTGGCGTCGAGTTATTAATGAATTACAAAGATATTCTGTAACAGGTAAAATTGATAGTGGTATCTTACTTAATCTCACAGAAGAATCGTTTAAACAACTCATTAAAAACCTTAAGGATAAAAACTTTACTGAAGTTCGTAAATGGGTTGCTAAAAATGGGGATTCAGATAGTATAAATATATTTAGACAACTATATGATACTGCATCTACAAACTTAGAAGCAGGTAGTATTCCTCAGCTTGTATTGATCCTTTCTGATTATCAATATAAAGCAGCATTTGTTGCAGACCATGAATTGAATATGATGGCAGCTCTTACTGAAATCATGGCTCAATGCAAATTCAAATAGGAGCAACTATGGGATTTTTAATTTTTGTATTCGGATTTTTAGCAGGATGGTTTACATTCAGACATTTACTTAATAAGAAAGTAAATGAAATCCATGAAATGATGGAAAAAGAACTTGATGAATCAAATAATAGAATGGAACCAAAAAAGGTATCATTAAAGTTTGAAAAGATTAATGATGTGATTTATGTATATAATCGTAAAACAGAACACTTTATTACTCAAGGCAATACATACCAAGAAATAGTAGAAGATCTAGAAGCAAGATTTCCAGATACAATATTTCTAGCAACACCTGGCGCATTAGAGAAAATACAAAATGATAGTCTATCAGTGTAAACATTCCAGACGATCTGCAGACGTTGCACAATTTATTAAAGGTGAACTAACAGTTTTATTATTTGAAGATGAAATACATATTGGAACAAAAACATTTGACAATATAGATGATGCGGAAATTGCCGCAGAAAATTGGGTATTACATTATGACAACACCATTCGACTTTCTAAACAGCATAAATGATAATAAGAAGGATCTCTTTGAAGATCCACAAAATGAAAAGGAATATGCTCCTTTCTTAATTAACAAAGGTTTATCATATTTTCCTGATACTATTCTTTATGCAAATGAAATGAATCAACATGCTGACATTCCAAAGAAATGGCAGTTTGATTTCTTAAGGTTTTCTATACCAAAAAGGCGAAGGTTCTCTAAATGGCATAAGAAAGAAAAAGCCTCAGATATCATAAAACTAGTGATGAAACATTATAAATATTCTGAGAAGAAAGCATATGAAGTAATTGATATTCTTTCTGATGACAATATAAAAGAACTCATTGAAACCTACCATGAAGGCGGTAGAAACTAGATAGATTATAAATAAATCTAGGTAAAATAACAAAGGTATTATATTATGACTTCGTCGATGATATATTATGATTGGACACCTGATGCCATGCTTGAAGTTGACTTGATCGAACCAGACAACTTTCTAAAGGTCAGAGAAACTCTCACTCGAATAGGCATAGCATCTCGTAAAGAGAAAAAACTATTTCAGTCCTGTCATATACTACACAAACAAGGTAAGTACTTTATTGTACACTTTAAAGAATTATTTGCTCTCGATGGCAAAGAATCTGATATCTCTATGTCCGATATAGAGCGCAGAAATGTTATCGCTGAGTTATTACAGGATTGGGACCTTCTTAAGATTATTGATAAATCTAAGGCGGAACCTAAAGCATCCCTTTCTCAAATTAAGGTTGTATCTTATAAAGAGAAAAATGAATGGGATTTGGTGCCGAAATACAACATCGGTGGAATTAAAAAAAGTAAGGAATAAATTATGGCTATAAAATTAGAACTTGAAGTGCAAGAAGTAAACTTAGTATTAAGATCATTAGGTAAACATCCTTTTGATGAAATTGCTTCTTTAATTGGAAAAATTAAACAACAGGGCGAAGCACAATTAGCTGAACAAGAAAAAGCTAATGCTGATGCAGCTTCTGCGGCTGAAGCTCCTGCTGCAGAGTAGTTAATACTTTTAACTAACGTTTATTAATACTTTTAACTATATACTTTTTATAGTTAACTGATATATAATACTAGAGATAACTTATTGTAGATTATCGGTAAAGATGAAATATGATAATGTTATCTTGTGCTCAAGGTAGACCTGTTGAAAGACTCTCTACTGAACTGCTTATTTAAATAAAATTCTTAAATAAGGAGAAACATTATGTGGACAACACCAGCTGCAACTGAAATGAGATTTGGTTTCGAAGTTACAATGTACGTATGTAACAAGTAATCTCTTTTTTAGTTCATAAAAAAGATAAGAGGGAGTTTCGGCTCCCTTTTTTATTGTCCTAACTTTAGGACCGTTAGGCAGGTGGGGATAACCTGTACAAAACCCCAAAAAATTATTGTACATTAATTAGGAAATAATATATAATTATTAATTATGGGAAAAGAAGAATTTATTATGTTAGGAGTAGTAATTGCGATTGCATATGTAATTACATTTCTATTAGGTTAAGGAGATTATTATCGCTACTAATAAAAGATTTTCAAGACGTACTAAACCACAAGAAGAAGCAAGAGGCTTAAAAGTTCTTGTACCTGAAGGTGGATTTGAACGTGCAATGAGGAA